CGCCCGATTACGCTGTCGGGCGATTGGGTATGGCTGGACTTGGGGTCTTTGCGTACTTTGCGCGATTGGACGGACGTCCCCGAATTGGAAATGACGTTGTCCCATTATGACGGGCGCGAATTTAATGTCATTTGGCGCACGCATGATGCGGCTTTGGGCAACGTTGAGCCGGTGCGGTACTCGACGCCCGAGGCGGACAGCGAGCGATACACCGCCAAACTCTGCCTGATGACGTTTTAAGGTCGTCTGAAAGCAGGTTTAAACAGGATTTAAAAAGGTTTCAAACATGGAAAAGACAACGCGCCTGACGCAACAGGATTTGCAGATTTACCCCAGCCAGCGCATGACCGACACGCCTGACGGCGGCGGGTTGATGGTGGGGCAGCCGCTGACGGGCGAGGATAACGAGATATTCCCGCCCGTCTCGGACGTTGACCGCACGATGGGCAGCCTGGACGCGCGCCTGCTCTACCCCGCCGTATTGCGTAATGATTCCGAGCCGCTCTATGGCGGGCATTTCGTCATTACCGAGCCGCCGACTTCTGAAAACGTGTCTTTCTTGGCGTTCAAAGCGCGAAACTACGGCGAGAGCCGCGCAGACATTATGCCGCGAATTGAAGCGTATTCCGTGCCGACGGTGGAGAGCCGCATGACGCTGATGGGGCGGCATTTGGCGGGCGTGCGCCTTGTGCAGGCATATCAGCGCGAAGAAGCCCCGCTGCCTAAAGTGGGCGAGCGGTACTGTCTGCAATATGAGGACAAAACCAATGCCAAGACCGAACGCATTACCGAATATTTCCGCATCGCAAACCTGACGCACGAAATGCGGACGTTTGAAATTCCCCTGCCGAGCGGGCAGACCAAAGAAATCCGCCGCCGCGTCGTCAAAATGGAGACGACCAACCCGCTGACGCGCGATTTCGATGGTGTGGACTACCCCGTCGAGGGCTATGCGGGCAGCAAGGTCAAAATTTTGGAAACGCAGGTCGCCGATTCGGCCAGCTATTACGGCGTCAAACCCGTTTCAGACGACCTCAAGGCGGGTGATGCGTCGTTGACGGTTGCCAGTATCTACGAAAAGCTGGTACCGACTTCGACGGTGGAGACGCCGTATGCCGACCAATATCCCGTCGCGGGCGATATGTGGGTGGCTGCTGCGCCTGAAAAGCGGGTGTTTCAGGGCTATGTTTCGGGTGGTACGCTGACGATGCCCCATTCGCTTTTGCCGGGCAGCATCAAAATCGGCAACTACAAAGACAACGCGCAGGGGCAGTTGGTCTCCGGCGACGACATCATCCAAGCGGACTATGAAAAAGGCCGTTTGAGCGGCATTCCGAACGGGACTTATACCATTTCCGCCATCCCTGCCGCCAAATCATCGGCGGCGCGGTTTGCCTTTGCGGTTGAAATCAAAGAGACCAACCAAGGCACGGCGTTTGCGCCGCTGCTGACACCCGCCCCCGCCGCGGGCAGCCTGAAAGTGTCGTTTATGGCGTTGGGCGTTTGGTATCTGCTCGCCGATTCGGGCGACGGCGTGTTGCGCGATGAGGCAGGCAAAGCGGTAGGCACGGTGTCGTCAACCACCGGCTCTGTCGTGCTTAATCTGCCCGTATTGCCCGATGTCGGCAGCCGCCTTGTGTTCCAATGGGGCGGGATTTCGGGATTTGCGTCATCCGACGGCGGTAAGACCGGGACAGCAGCGACGCCGAAACCTGCCGAAAGCAAATGCACCTATGGCTTGGGTCATCCCATCAAGCCGGGTACGTTGGTATTGACTTGGCAGGATGGCGGCACCAAAACCGCCCGCGACGACGGTAACGGCAGTCTGACGGGCGATATGCAGGGGTCGGTGGATTACCTCAACGGCGTGATTTCGACCGAACGCTACATCAACAGCAACACGGTCGAGTACACTTGCGAAGAGACGCGCCGAATCAGCGCAAGTGTGGTCGGCGGCGCAGGCTACGGCATGACGGCGGAGGATAAAGGGGCGCATTGGGAGCTGGTATTCAAGGACGCTACGCCTAATCAGTCGGTCTTCAGGTTGGATGTCAAAGGGCAAGTATCTGAAGAGACAGAGTACACAGTGCCGAATTGGTATGGCGCAGCGGTTAGATAGGAGATGGAAATGGCGATTTCTGCCGGAAAAGAAATTAAATCAGGTACGGCGCGCATCAGCCTGCTCGCAGTCAAAGGCGGCTGGAAAGCGGGTAAAAACGCCGTGCAGGGTGTCCGCTGGGACGGCGGCAAGCTGATTGTGCCTAAATCCGCGTTGCGGGTGGAGGCGTTGGCTTGGGCGACCAAGTCTTATTCGACCTTGGGTGCCGCATGGCGCGCGCAGGAAAAAGACGCGACCGCCAAGAAAACCGTCGATATGTCCTTCAGCGACTGGAATGCGGAATTTTTGTCCGCCGACACTTCCCACGCCAAGCCCCGAAGCGGGCGTCTGGCAGGCGGGCTGACATTTAATGTCTTGATTGACTTTGACCAAGGCAGCACCTGCGTTTACAACTCATGGTCTTTTTCAGACGGCACGACCGAAATCGTCGAATACGGCGGAACGCTTTATAAAAACTGGGATGCAGCCAAAGGCAGCGGCGAAAATATCGGCACATTGTCCGCATCGGGCGAGGTTTCCATCAACGACTCTGCCATCAAATTCCAAAGCCTGAAGGTTACGGGCGGGGTCGTCCGTCTGCCGCAGGTTAAGATTTTCTCTTATGCAGGGCGTACCCCCGCCGCGCCGGTTAAGCCCGAGAGTTTTACCGTTTATGCCAACAACGGCGACATCGTCGGGCGTAGTAATGCCGAAGGCAACATCGAAGGCGGTATTACGGGGAAAATCGACTACGAGACAGGTTTCTACGAAATTACCCGCACCGCAGGCTTTTATCCCGAAGAGCTGCGATACAACGCCGTAACCCAAGACAACCTGCCCTTGGATTCGTCGATTATCGGCATCGATGCCGTGCGCCTGCCTGCCGACGGACGCGTCCCCGTGTTCCGCAAGGGCGACATGATTGTGATTTCCAACCGGCTCAAGCAGGATTTGGGCAGCGCGTTTACCGCCGCCCAGAAAATCACGCTCAACCGACAAAACCTAGACCGCCTCTGCTTGGTCGACAGCAAGGGCAAGCACGTCCTCGCCGAAAAATACACGGCAGACCTTAAGGCGGGCAGTATTACCTTCGGCGAGCCGTTGGACTTGTCGCAATACACCCTGCCGCTGACCGCCGTGTGCGCATGGGAAGAAGAAAACCGCATTACGGGCGTCGATATTTCGGGTCGTCTGAAACTGCAATTTGCCATATCGCGCGCCTACCCCAAAGCAGGGACTTACGTTTCGTCTGCCCTGATCGGCGGCGATTTGCTGGTACGCGCGACCGAGCCTTTCTCGCAACAGGCATGGGATAATGTTTGGGCGGATTCGCGCCGTGGCGATCCGATTCTGGCAAAGGCCAACGTCAAAGACTACCCAATCAAACTCACCAGCAACGGCGCGATTACCGAGCGTTGGCTGATTAGATTCACTACTGCCAACCAGTTCGAGCTATACGGCGAGCAGCTGGGCTTGGTCGCCAAGAGCGATACCCTGACCGACCTCGCCCCCGCCAATCCTGCTACGGGGAGACCGTACTTTACGATTAAATCGACAGCGTTCGGCGGCGGCTGGTCGACTCAAAACTGCATCCGTTTCAACACCCACGGCACGCCACTGCCTGTGTGGATTCTACGAAGTGTCCAGCCCTCGCCCGACAGGCAGGAAGGGCGCGACGGCTTTACCGCCTGCTTGCGCGGCAATACGGTGGCTGAGTAGGAGGCAGATAAGCAAAAGGTCGTCTGAAACTTGGAATCATGGTTTCATACGACCTTTTTATACCGATTGTTTATTTTTAATGCCGTTTATTTTAGAATATCAACGTCATTAACCAATAAGACAAAAGGGAAACTATGAATCTTATTACTATTATTGTTATCGCAACCAGTATTTGGGTATTGATTGATGCTCAAACGATAGGCGTTAAAAAAGGACAGATTCAAGGGATGGGTAATATGGGACCGATTAGCTGGTTTCTTGCCTGTTTGTTGATTTGGATTGTCGCCTTCCCGTTTTATTTAGCCAAACGCGGCGAGTTTAAGCGTATTAATGGCAAATAAGATACCCGACTGCAACCATGCCAAGCCCCGATTTTCGGGGCTTTTGCTTTAATGGTACTTTATATTTGGGCAAAAGGTCGTCTGAAATGTCAAATACGGAAAGAGTGCCGGTCAAGGTTTATCGTTGGGATGACGAGGGTGCGCCGCAGGTACTGCCTGCGGAAGGAGATATTAAAACCATTTTAAAAGCCTGTTTGGTAACGGGCTATGGCGAAAACGAAAACCGCAAAGAGCCGCTGGGATGGGAAATGCCGTTTGAAAATGGCAATGCCGCCTGCTTCCGGAGTACGCACGAAAAATCAACCAAATGGGCGTTAGGCGTATATGGGTCTGTCCAATATGGCGGGTGTGAGGTTGTTGGGTTGAAAAATCCGACATCTGCTAAGACCGGTGCGAAAGAGGCAGTCTTTGCCCAATACGGGCAACCCCGGAAATTCATGTATGCGTCTGGCCGGCGAAATGCCAAAGAGCCGCTCCAATGGGTTGTGGTTGGACATGCCCGCGCTTTTTGCCTGCTTGTCATTAATGCCAATTTTTCGTCAATGTGCGGGAATCTTTATTTTGGAGATTTCCCCAGTTTTGCTCCTGCTGATGATGGCAACTGTGTAATATCGATGACAACATCTAGCTCTTCTGCATTGGATTTAGGGGCCAACTTACAACAATGTTTTTTAATGGAGGAGTATTCGGGCAATATTTTGGGGCAAGCCGAATTATTGAGTCGGATGGGTGTAAATAATAATGCGGCAGTTAACTATCCAAACCCTGTAACAGGCGGATTTTCGGCAGAAAATATCTTTATTTTTGAAAAGGATAAGCAAAATAAACATATGTTACGCGGTCAGTTGCCCGGATTCAAATTTACGTTTGAGGCAATGCCTTTGCCGACTGTTGTCCCGTATGGTCAGGTTTATAACAATCTCGACGCGACCCGTGATGAATGGATGTATTTTAAAACGGTTAATAATTTGGGGATGTTGGTAAACCTGACGGCTTGGGATTTGTGATGGCAAATATGATTTTGGATAGCGGCCTTGTACATTCGCCGCATTATAAATACGGCGGTCGCGGCTACATCGCCGGCGAAGCCGAGGGTATTGTTACCGTCAACGGTCAGCCCGCATCGCGGCGGATTTATCTTTTTGCCCGCCCGAAGATGGAGATTGTCGCCGATACTTGGAGCAAAGCCGACGGCAGCTACCGCTTCGACCGCCTGAAGGAGGACGAGGAATATCTGATGGTGGCGACGGACCATAAAAAGCAATACGAGCCTGTCTCCTATGATTTCATCAAGCCCTTTGTCGATACTGACGGCGGATAAGGTCGTCTGAAATGTCTGACGATAAATCCAAAACCTATGCTGATTCCGCGCGGATTCCGCTGCCTTTTGGGGCGTTAATTGCGGAGCGTAAGCCGTCAAACCGACTGCCGATACCGTTTACCCGTCCGTTGCGCCATATTGCGGCAGGCGGGGCGGTTGCGCCGATTGAGCCACCCAAGCCTAAGCCGCCCGAGCCTTACGCGCCTCCGGCAGGCTATGCCGCCGTATCGGGGGAATGGGGGTTTGTTCTGCATGCGGTTGGGACGGGGGCGGCCTGTTTGACCGGTGGTTTTGCCGGAGGTAATGCGGCGGTCGGAATGTCGGGTGTGTCGGTCGAGGCTGTTGACGTTGCCCATTGTTTTCAGACGACCTTTGAGGGTATGGCCGCGCTTGAGGGTCGTCTGAAAGCGCAGTCCGAGCCGTCGTTTGCAGTTTCGGCTTGTGCGTCCGGTATTCAAAGCGGCATGGACGGGCTGGACGGCTGCTCCGGCGCGAACACGACAGCCAGCCTGTTTTTAACGGGCTGCGGCGGCGATGCGCAGGCGGCTCGGGTGGGCGAACATTTAGAAACCCACTCGGACAGCACGTTTTCAGACGACGCTTTGTTGGTCGGCTGTTTGCAGTCGGACATCCTCGCTGCGGTGGATTTGGCACGTTGTTTCAGCCCTAAATCCCTGCCCGCCGTTACCGTCCCCTGCGAATACTACGAGATTCCGGTCGAGCCTGAGCCGGTTCCCGAAACCTACGTCTGCGGCATCCGCCCGCCATCAAACCGCCTTGCTCTGCGGTTTTACCGTAAAAAAATCGCGCACGACCCGCGCCATATTCCGCTGCCGTTCGCCTGTTTCGATACGGCAAAAACCCCTGTTTTAAACGGATACATTATGCAAAACACCGTCAAAGCCACGGCGGACGGGCAGCCGATTGAGTTGTTTTCCGCCTTGTTTACCGCCGATACGGGCGGCTATTGCTGGCAAGGCAGCCTGACCGTATCGCCCGAGGATTTTGCCAAAATCAATCCTGACGCACGCGCGAAGGGAGAGGAAGCGCAAATCAAGGTGCAAATAAACGCCGACACTTTTGTCATCCTCGCCGAGGATTACAGCGACAACCGCCGCTTCGGGCAAAAGAGCTATACGGTAACGGGCAGGAGCGTTACCGCCCGCTTGGGCGCGGACTATGCGCCCAAAGGCAGCGGCACATACCGCAACCCTATCTACGCGCAACAAATCGCCACGGAGGTCTTGAGACCGACGGGCGTGGGTTTGGACGGATGGACGATGGCGGATTGGCTGATTCCTGCCGACGTGTACGCATTGACGGACAAGACGCCGATGGCGGTATTGCAAGAGCTGGCGCAGGCTGCAGGCGGGTTTATCGAGAGCGACCGCGCCAAGCCTGCCCTGAGATTTAAGCCGAAGTGGAAATCGGCAGCTTGGGAGGTGGCGCAGGCTGCGGCAGACGTTACCGTGCCTGCCAGCGTAATTTTCGGCATCAGCGGGCAGCGCAACGTGTCCGAGCGGGCAAACGGGATTTATGTTTGGCCGAGCCATAACAAGGGCAAGGGCGCGGACGTGTACCGCAACGGCAGCAACCGCGAGCCGCGAGCCTCTGCGTTGACCCACGCGCTTTATACCGACCAACCTGTTTTGCTGGCCGCAGGTGTTGCCGCCTTGAGCGCGACGGGCGTCCACAAGCGCGAGACCGTATCGCTGCCTGTGTCAGACAAATACGCCATCCCTATGGCTAATTTGGGCGAGATTTGGCAAATCAGCGAGCCGTCGGGCAACTGGCAGGGCGTGGTCGTGGGCGTATCAATCGAGGTCAAAATCGAAAACGACGCGCCTGTCGTTACTCAAAATGTAAGCATCGACCGCTATTTGGACGATTAAAGCCGCTTTAAAAATGCTTTAAAGGTCGTCTGAAAGCCATGTTCAGACGACCTTTTATCTATTTGTTGGGGGTAAAAATGACCAATCTGTATCAAAACCTGACGGCACTGCTCAACCGCGAGCAGCGCGGCATCGCCAAAATAACGGGCGATTTGGGCGGCGGCTCATGGGCGGCGCAAACGCAAAGCGGCGGGAATATCGTTTTGAGCGGTCAGGCTGCTTTGAATCAACGTGTTTTCTACGACATTCGCACCAACCGCATCATCAGCCAAGCCCCCGACGCTGCTGTTTTGGAGTTGGGCGTGTAGTGTTGAGTGCAGGCTCGCCGCCTGCACCTGTCGCGTGAGTTCGTAAAATTATGATTATTTTATAAGGAGTTGACATGAGAACGGAAACGCTTGGGGTTAATACGGGCGATATTTTGAAGTATGAGGCAACGCAACTGACCCGAGTCAAAGTAAAAGCAGCGGAAGGTACCAAGGCTGGCAGTTGGGTTGATTTTTCGCTGCGCGGTGCAAAACTGGTGGCGTTGACCGATGAGCAAGACGGTTACGTTCTTGTGCAGCCGCATAACTGCATTATTGACCTTAAATATTGTGCCAAACCTAAGAATCTTGATGAGATTTTGCAGCAAGGCGACCGTTGCGGCATCCGTTATTTCGGGGTGCCGACGGCGCAGGGGCAGTCTCCGGCAGTAAGTCCAAAACCTGCGCGACCGCCCGTACAGCCTGAGCCACCACAACCCACAGAACCTCCTGCACCGGTGAAGCCGTTGGTGCGTAGTCTGACTTTTTTCGGCGACTCTACGAATGCTCGACTTGGCAATCAAGCTATTAGTCTCGCTAAAGCGGATAATTTGCCAGTTATCAACAATGCCCAAGGCGGCAGCTTGGCATCCTATGCGCTTATGTCGATGAACGGCAGCCCTGTTGAAATTAAATTCAGCGTTGACACGATTCCTGCGAAGGGCCGGAATGTTTTTATCGATGCCGAACTGGTTTATGGTGAGGGTGTGACACCATTTAGTTTGCATTCGACCATTGTAATCATTGGAGACAACATCGAAGCATCTGTCGTGGGACAAACTGCAAATGTCAAAGTCTACCCACGTGACGAACAGGCTCACAGCATCGTTGCTGGGAAGCGATACCCGGTCAAACTTAAAAACAATGGTGGTACTGATGGCATCTGCGTCCTTGCCACTGGCAAAAACGATGTTAACGGCGCTAACTGGAGCAATTGGCAGGCAGCGTTAGAACATGTTAAAGGATACATTCAAAAATGTATTGCCCTTGTACAACCAAAAGATGCACCTCGATATATTATCTTACCTATTTGGGCTGATAACAAACCAGGCTGGTCGCAAGAAGAACATCCTTACCGTCATCAGCTTAAAGATGAGCTAAACAATTGGATACGCACAACATACGGCGCAAACGTATATGACATTGAGGCTTATATGCTGTCAGAGCAGATTTGGACGGATACTGGAATCACGCCAAATGAGGCTGACAAACAGGCTCAAAAAGACGGGATTATGCCGTTATCTCTGTCTTATGACGGCGGTGCACATTTCTTGCCTGCTGTCGAGGCTGTTATCGCTGGCAAGATTATTGCCAAAGCAAAAGAGTTACATTATTTGTAATGGTTAAAAATAAAAGGTCGTCTGAAAACAGGCGACCTTAGAAAGGAGATTGAAAAATAAAGTGGGACGGCGACGTAACGGTGCGGGAACACCGCTACGCCAGCCAAGCAGAATTCGCCTGCATTGACTTCTAAGGCCGCCTTAGTCTCGCGAGACCGAGGCATTCTATCTGATACAGGAGTGGATGCAAATGCAAATTTATCGTGAGTTACGCTGCAAATTTTGCGGCAAATTGCTGGCAAAAGGCAGCGGTTTCGTACAAATAAAATGCACGCGCTGCAAAAATATCAATTCTTTCAGTTGATTATAAAATTTAAGAATGCCGTCGAGCATCATATTAATCTGATTCAGAGCGTCATCGAATGCCGATTTAGGAGTATATATGATGCAAAAACTGCAACAATCTTTACCCATCATCCCTTGGATGGGCGGGAAACGACGATTGGCAAAACACCTGTTGCCCATGTTCCCCGAGCATTCTTGTTATGTCGAGCTGTTTGCCGGCGGCGCGGCGTTGTTCTTTCTGCGCCCAACGCCTGCTAAAGTAGAGGTACTCAACGACCTCAACGGACAGCTCATCAACCTGTACCGCGTGGTACAACACCACTTTGACGAGTTCGTCCGCCAGTTTGAGTGGTCACTGACAAGTCGAGAGGTCTTTGCCCGTCTGCAAAGCACTCCGCCTGATTGCATGACCGATATTCAACGAGCTGCCCGGTTCTTCTACCTTCAACATAACGCCTTCGGCGGCAAGACCGTCCATCAACATTTTGGTACGGCCACCACCTCAAAAGCGTGGGATGCGTCGCAGATTAGGGCAAAATTGACAGCAGCCCAAGCCCGTTTGAGAGGGGTATTTGTAGAAAACGAACCGTGGGAGCGTTGTTTCAAGCGATATGACCGAGAGCATACCTTCTTCTACGCCGACCCGCCGTACTGGCAAACGGCAGGCTACGATAGTGCTTTTGATTGGTCTCAATATGAGCTGCTGGCAAAGGCAATGACGGAGAGCAAGGGTAAGGTCATGTTATCCATCAATGACCACCCTGATATAAGGGCTTTGTTTAAAGACTTCCGTATTACTCAACTGGAGCTGGCTTATACCGTAGGTAGGGATAAGACGGGTAAAACTAGCGGCGAATTGGTTATTTGTAACTGGTAAAAACAAAGCGACGTTTCCGTCGCTTTGTGTTCATCCCGAATTGCAGTTTATTTGGCACAGTCGATATTTTAAAAAGTGTCAAAACTTCCGCGAAACTATGACAAAACCGCCGCGACCTTACACACATTATCAACATGATAGACATCATTTCCCAAGCCGCCGGCCATAGTGTCTGCACCGCTGCCGCCGTCTAAAGTATCGT